CCCCAAAATTAACTTGCCCACCTGAGTTTAGACTGGTAGCTGAGCCTGAGCCTGAGCCGTAAAGGGCGTGATAATAGTAATTAGATCCTGTGTCTAGGGTTCCACCTGTGCCGATTCTCATATTCATATCAGCGGTCGATGCCATCTGGACATTCATGCGAATTTGCAGATGCTTATATGTCTGAGGAATGGTGCTAAAGTCAATATAAGGGGTTGCTGAACCTACTGTAACCGTAGCAATAGATTCATAATCTCCAATGATTCCACCGCCTACTCCGAGGAAGCCTGAGATATTGTTAAGCAATCGCGCCCACCACGACCCAAGCATCCGTTGCAATTTTAATGCAAGCGGCAGTTTTCCATTGGGTTAAAGTAGGAGCTGCTGAAACCGCACCTGCGCTGGTTACTGTTGTTGTGCCAGATGTGACTGCGCTAATCGTGCAGACTCCTGCGCCTTTGTTAAGGACTGTGATGACTGTGCCGACTGGGAAGGCTACTGATGCGTTGGTAGGAATCTTAAAGGCAATAGCGGTTGCCTTATTCATAACCTCTAGGACTTGATATTGGTCAGCTAGAACGGCGGTATAGTCTGATGTGTTATCTGCGCCGATAGTGAAGTTGACGAGTCCGTTATATGCAGCCGCGGTGAGGATGTCACCTGTTACTGCTGGGAAGCCTGTTGCCATTTATTTCTCCTAGTAAGTCATCGCGCTAACGCCAATTATACCGCGTTCTGCGCTTCCTATCACGAAACCATCGGTTATGGGTTCGAGTGTTGTTACGGTTACATCCATAGAGTTAGGGCTGATTCGCCACGATAAGCCCTGAACCTGCAGAGTCTTTACGATGGTAGAGCCGCCTTCTCCTACATTGGTAATCTTCACATTCTGGAAGTAGTCCAGACCAATCATCGTGTCGGTTGGCACATCTGGGTCTAACAGGTCAACCGTCATGGCATCGATACGGATAGTAGTTTCAGCTCTGGTGGCTACATAAGTTCTAGCGATGTTAAGGGCGCTAGCATCTGTGTCCACTACTAGATCGGTGGCTGAATACTGGTGAGGGAAGTAGCGCTCTACGCTGGTGGCGTTCTGAGCAAACTGAGCCGTACCGCCTACGCGAGTTATGTTGGCAGTATTGATAATGAGCTTATCGTCAAAGGCATATACAAGATTCTTATACGGTATTCCAGTAGTTTGATTAAACTCAATAGGAGTGCCAGAGATAGATGACACGACTTGGTTGCGTGACTTGAACACGGCAGTACCAGAGCCATCAATATAGAACGCGCCTTGCTCTGAGAACTCTACATTCTTGAGAGCATTAAGAGATGTGCGAAGGGTAGCTGGGTCGGCTTGGCATAGGCTCTCACCTGTTGCCACCGTACGCATATTGGATGGAAAGCCTACCTGATCTAGTATCTTGCCTATGCGAGTGCCTGTGCTCTGCCCTGCTGCTGAGTCGGCTACGGTCTCCACCTGAGCTAAGTTAAATAGCTTAAAGGCATCTGAACAGTAAATATCTACATAGCCTACTTCTTGCCCTTGAGGGAAGGTATAGCGGTACTCGGTTGTGTAGCCTGAGAATAGGAAAGCATCTTTAGTTGCCGTAGTAGCTGAGATGCGAAGCTTACGAAGCGGTACTAGGTAAGGGTAATAAGGGCTAGAAGTGTTCTGTGGGTTCCATGCTCCGTCTGGGTCAAGAACTCGTACGACTGCATCGCCCGCTACATACTGGTCGCTGAGGATATTGCGCCCACGGTTAATGGTGATGTTACGGACATTGGGAGTTAGATCAACGATAGGGATTGGAATTGTAGAAGCAGCTAACTGGCTAACTCCGATGATTCCATACTTGTCATCACCAATTGTAAATGGGTAGCCGAATGTAGCACCTGAGCTAAAGTCAAAGCTGACCGCTATATTGGCTGGTAGGCTCACGAAAAGCTTCCGAGCCTGTTGATGATTGGGTTGTTACCTTGTAGCCCTTGATTCTGTACGACTGATGCGATTTCTCTGCCATCAATCTGAACCACGATAGGCTGAGATGAACCCATGCCACCATAAAGTCTGCGAGCTTCATCTGCGGTTCTAGTGCTTGCATTAACTGAACCTAGAGTGTTAAAAGCATTAGCTGGCATGGCGTTGCTAGAAGGTACGGATGTAACAGGTGCAGGAGATACTCCACCGCCTGTTGTCGGGATTGTTGATCCAGTTACGTTTGCAAGGTTCTTTGTGAAAGTCTTGAGCCATTCATCCCAGCCAGCAAAAGGATTAGGAGCATCAGGAATAGTATTAATAAAGTCTTTGAGCTTGCCAGTCTTATCAATCGAATCAGCTAGTTGGTCAGCTAACTTCTTGGCTTGGTCTGTGTTGCCAGTAAGCAAGGCTAGCTGGAGCTTTACGCGTAGTTCTTCTTCTTTAGTTAGCTTGCCCTGTAATGCGGCTACTAGCTGAATCTGCTCAAGGTCAAAGAGAGCTGATTGCTTCTTAGCCATAGCTTGCTTCTTCTGCTCAGCAGTTAAAGCCTTCTGAGCCTTGACTTGTTCTTTAGCTAACTTGGCTCGTTCTGCTTCTCGCTTCTTGGCATCTGCATCAGCCTTCTTTTTAGCAGCTTCATCTTTAGCGTAACCCATGACGGCATTGTTGCCCATCTCAAAAGGTCTAGCTCCTTCATATTGGAAGCTTCTGCGTAATTCACGGATTTGCCTTTGTAGTTCATCTCCGTTGCTTATTGTGAAAAATCCTTTAGCGATTAGTGCAAATACTTGGAACTCTTGACCTGCCTTAGTTATTCTTTCTGCAAGAATGTCAATCCTATCTATAAAGCCCTGAACGCCACTATCGCCTGATAAAGCAGAGAAGGAATCAATAAGAGCGCCACCGACTGATTCTTGAAGTCTATCAAAGGCTAAACTGATCGCGGTAAGTTTTCCAGCCGATGTATCTAGATAGGCTGCATTAGCTCCAGTAAATTGTTTATTTAACTTGGCTTGAACATCTGCAAAACTAGCAGTCTTGAGCTCTGCCTGAGTAAGTCCTAAATTGTATTTACGAAGCCCACGGGTATTGCCTACATAAGCCATGCCAATATCTCTAGCTACTGTGGTGAGCTCGATGCCTGTACCGCGTGAGGTTTCGATGGCAAGGTTAAGAAGCTTCTGGCTCTGAGTAAGTGATCCAGTAGTAGTAAGCAAAGCTTGGAAGGCTGGGCGAAGCTGGTCATCTGCAACGCTGGCAGACTTCTCAAGGTCGCTGATAAACGTGGATACTTGGACATTGGCGAAAGATAGTCCTAGATTGTCAACGGCAGTAGCTAAGCGCTGAGCGGCTGCTTCATCTTGAGCAAAAGCTTTGATAGATGCCTTACCATATGCCACGACTGCGGCGGTGGATAAAGCTACGCCTAAACTTTTACCAAGCTTCTTGACATTTTTCTCAAGGGATGTTGTGGCTTTATTTGCATCGCTGAAAGCTTTCTTACCTACGAACTCTGCCGCTAAGCTGATTAGGATATTGCTCATACTTTGCTCCTAGCGTTTAGCTTTGCCGCTGCTGCTTCAATAGCTTTAATTACATTACCGCGAGCTTTGCCTTCATCTTCTGCGTAAGCTCTGAATAATGCTCGACCTGTTGACTTCTGGTCTTTACCTTTAAGAGTGCCACCAAGCTTAGGAGTAAAGTTGCCAGTCACACCAGACTTGCGCCCTGCGGTTTCATAGATGGCTCCTGCTGCGCTTTTGTTATACATAGTGACAAGTGATCTAAAGCCATTACGGTTAGGCTTGTTAGGTGTTGTCTTAAAACTAATACCCCTGCGAGCTTCTGCCGCATCGTAGTAACGCTTAGCCCATCGACCGCCAGCGTTAGGGCGCTTGAGCCATCCGCTAGGTGCTTCATCGTTAGAAGGTAAGAACCCTCTAGCGTTCTTTACAACAGGCTTGACGAAAACGCTAATCTGCTTTGTAGTTTCCTTAGCTAAGTCAGGCTCGAACTGCTTGAGAGCTTTCCTAAGAGCGAGAGCGCCCTTGAGCTCTGTTGGCATTGTCGCGCTCCTTTGCTAAGTCCTTTAATACTTCTACGTGTGCCTTGAAAGCCATCGGTGATAGGTTGACTATCGACTCGAACGGAACCCCGTACTCATACGACAACCTTGCGGCGGTATAAGTGACGGAGTTCCGATCTAGTCTAAAGGGTCAGAGTCTAGGACTTCGACCGCCTTTAGGGTTTCAAGGAACTTTTCACCAAATGGCGATACGGTTTCGCCACTCCTTCTGATAGATTCCCAGCACAGCCAGTAGATGTCCGACTGCTTCTGATCTTCTAGCAAGGCTTTGTGAAAGCCCTTCTTGGCATATTGCTCGAAGGCGTACTCGATAAGCGGAGTAATTTCATACTCTGTAACTGAGTTGTCTGCCCTTGTTACCTTTAGCTTTGCCATTCTTTTGCCCCTTTGTTTAGATTACGGTGTGGTATCTACTTCAATTGTACCTGATACGTTCCAAGTTACAGACTGTGTTGAAAGGTCTGCAACTGCGCCGTTTACAGGTGTTGTGTTATTAATAAGGCATGTCATTGTATAAAGCGGGTTTGATGCTGAGATGACTGCATCTTGCTGCTTAAATGTAACGGTGACGTTATTGCCCCATTGTGAATTAAGTGTTTGGAGAGTCTTTGATGAATCTGAATCGTTTAGGAAATCGATTGTAATTGATGAAGCCTCAAGACCCTTAATGTAACGGTGTCCACCATCGCCAAGTGCCGTGACTTCAAGCTCATCAAAGCTTCTATTGATAGTAATGTTTGTGACCAAAGCTGAGAGATCGACTGCATTAACAGTAAGAATCCCTTTGTTAGCTAGATATACTGCCATTTGGTTTATTCCTCATCTTTCTTAGGTGTGGGTTTTGTTGCTGGTTTTGCTGGTGTTGCTGGTGGGAGCTGACCAATCTTGACTAGAAAGTCAGCTTGCTCCTTTGACCAATCACTCATGATTAGCTCCATTCCGTTAGGGTGCTGATTGCAATATCGCAAGTCAGCAAATCTCCAGAAGCGATACTTAGAACGCTTGGAGCGCTCACGCTTCCTACATTGAACACGATGCTCGAAGCAGCTAAAAGCTGATAAACCCGAACTATGTCGTTTTCAATTCCTTGTAGGTTTCCTTCATTGTCTAGCAAAGGAACCAGAATAGTAATCTTAAAATTAGCCATAGGCGCTACAGATGTGCGTGTGTTATTGGTTGGCTCGATATATGGATCGGCAGGAGTCACAATAATTGAATTGGCAATAGGCGTAGCTGGTGGATAGCTAAAGACTTGATAAAGGGAGTTGTCCAGTAGAGCAGTCTTGATAGCGCCTCTGAGGGTTGATATAGCTGCCATGTTCAGCCAACCATGCTTCTCGGGTCGAGATATGGGCTGAGCAATCCTCTGACACGAGCAATAAGCTGGGAACTCATGGCGTACATGTTTCCGATTGAGCCATCTGGATTCATGCCGTTGCCTGAGTTTGTCTGACGGCTAGTCCAGATAGAGATGGCAACCATGAGAGAAGCTTCTTGAATAGCTGGAACAGTTGCAGGATCTAGATAAGTTTCACCAGCGACTATGCCAAAAGGATTGATTGGGTGGAATGGTGTTGGCGTATTGTTGTTACCAGTAATCGCATAGGTTATTGATTTCTCGCCTACTTCGGTGATTGTCTTGTTGCCGTTGTGCTTAGAACCTGAACCGCTGATTACTACCGCTTCGCCAACATAGAAAGTGTCAGTAACATCGAAATCAAAATATGATGTGCCAGTTGTAGCGGTGTTGCTATGCCCGATGATTGAATTAGTGTTAGCCCATATGAAAGGTAATAGGACATTATCAGCGGCATCACATACGCTTTGAAGCGTACTGTCTGCATAGAGAGTGCCAACGCCAAGCGCAGTACGAAGCTCGGCTACTGTAGTTATAGACATCCTCTATCCTTTCATTAAGACCAGCGGGAGTCGAAGGGCACGACCCCCGCTGGCGTTCTAATGGGTGTTACTGATTATGTAAGATTAAATTTTCTTACACCCTTGCCGCTTTTCGCAAGGTAAATTGCAAGATAACCATAAAGGTTGATCTCGATTTCTCCGCTAGTAAGAACATTGACGCGAAGCTGAGTTGTTGGTGACTCCCAGACATACACGGAGCTTGGAGCTACGAGGAACGCTGAGTTATCGATTACGCCAGAAGCAGCGATGTTGTGATCCACGATGAGGTCAGTTCCAAGAACATTTCCAACTACTGCAGTTGAGCGTGATGCTCCTGCTGCGTTCTGTGTTGGGCCTTGTGCTGAGTAGAGTGGGCGACCTGTTGTGTCTGCGTATCCTGTGATAGCAGCCCATTGGTCTGTTGATGCTACAAGCTTGTTGGCGAAGTCGCCACCAGTTCCCTTGTAAGCTGCTGCGCCTTCTACAGAGATGAAGCTCTGGAGTCCTGCTGCAGTTGCCGCAGTTGTTGCCGCAGTTGTACCGCTAGCGATGAAAGCGTTAAGGAGAGCAGTATCTGTTGCCTTCTCGTATGCCTTGCGAAGCTCTGCCATCATGAGTTCCATGAAAGCAGGTGATGAGCGATCTACAAGCTCGAATGAAACGCGCTGCAATCCTGAAAACTTGTTGATGTCAACTGTGTCATACGCAGATGTCATACCTGTTTCTGATGGAGCTGCACCTTCGTTTGTATCTGCAACTGTTGGAGCTACATCTGGAGTTGATGCATTGGTATAAAGACGGGGCACAGTAAAGCTCATGCCATTGTCAATTAAAGCTTGACGAGTCGAAGCCTCAAAAGCTGGTCGGCCTGTGAAGGTATCTGTGATGAATGTGTTGAGGTGCTGAGGGAGTGTAAGTCCTGTGTTTGTTGATGTTGAATCATCAGCTGCACGAACTGTACGGCGGGCTTCATCATCGCCAAGTGCTGACTTGATTGATGCCTCTAGGTACTGTGCTGATGTGATTGGAGCTGTGCGCTCTTTGACATAATGAGATGCTGCAACTGTTGGGCGAGCCGCTTCTACTGCCGCTGCTTCAACTGCTGGAGCTTCTGCCTGAGTGGTTTCTTCCACGGTGTCGGGCTCGCTTTCTGTTTCAGTTTCGGTTTCTACGATAATCGTGTTGATTGTCGTAGTCTTTTCTTTAGTGCTTGTTGCAGCTTCCATTTCTTCTGCTGCAATCTCTAATACCTGAGCAGACTTAAATGCTGGCTCTGTAACTAGAGAAACTTCCTTTAACTTAGCCGCAGTAACGACTGTGTGACCATCGCGTGATGGCTTAGATGCGATGATTTCCGCCCCGATGCTTAAACCTGAAACCAGTCCTTCTTGTGCCATGACAAGGGCATCATTTCCGCCTGATGATCGTGAGAGCTTGAAGGTTGCATAGATTCCATCTGGGCGAACCTCAGCTGCAGTCATGCGACCTACTGGCTTCTTCATGTCGTGCTGGGATAGAAGTCGAATCTTTGATACATCAGCGATGTCGATAGAGCCAGCCTCAAAGACAACTCCACCGAGATTAGTGTTGCCAATCTCGCCTGTACCCATTGGCACAATCTTGCCTGAGATTTCACGGCGTTCTTCTGAGCACTCAATAGATGCTGCTTCGATATACAGGGTTTCCATTAGATTCCTTCGCTTCCGTTAGGAGTTAAATCTGTCATTTGCATAGCTTGCTCGGTTGTAATCAATCCGAGAGTAATCATCTTTTCAATTACTGCTAGCTCTTGAATTGGGTCTTGCTTTAAGAATGTATCTGCTACGGCGAAACGCACGGAATGTCCAGCGGTTGAAATGTCGTTCATTGAAAGTCTTGTCTGGATCGCCTGAACATAAGGCTCGATGGATAGCGCGAAAAATTGCTTCCTCTCGTCTTGGATGTTCGAGTAGGTCATCGAGGTATTGGCTTCTGAACTGAGCAGGTAAGCTGGCACATTCATAGCTCTGGCTATTTGAGTGCTAAGTGATTGAATACTATCCGCGTACAACATGTCTTTAGGTGAAAAACTTACTGGCTGATAATCAAGAGTAGATGTTAAGTAAGCAGTAGAGTTATTTTGACGGCTACGCTTCCAAGCGGCGAGTAATCCTTGAACTTCGTTAGCAGGAAGGTCAGCCCCCGAATTTTTGATGAAGCCCGCCGGTTGTGGCTGAGCTGAGTTAATGCCCATTGCACGATCTACATCGATTGCGGCTTGGATAGTTCCAGAAGCTCGCTCTAATACGCCCTCATCGAAGCCCTGAATCGTCACGATGTCGTTCATGTCAATAGGTGCTGCATCGATGTAATACTGAGTGACCATGATGCCCTCAAGGTCAGTTGTATATGTAACGCGTGGGTTAGCAATCCACTCGAAGGCTGCAGGGCGACCATCTTCTGCGTAGCGCTCTGTCACACGAAGATAAGCAACGCCATAGAACAGAAGCGAATCAACGCACCATGTAAGGGTTACGAATGATGGCTGGTTCTTTGCAAGTTGTGTGATCCAACGCGGTGGAGCAATTACTTCGCCTGTTGACTTGTTGTAATACTCAAGTGGGATAGATGCAACAGTTCCACAGATTAAGTTACGAGCTCTAGCTACTGACGGAACGCTCATAGCGTTCTTACGAGATATCTTAGGGAGAATGTAATTATAGATAGAGGGTATGTTGTCGCCCATGATTTGTGGAGCGGCTTGTGCTTCGACAATAAGTGGCTTACGCGAGAAGATACCCATAGGGCATAATTATACCCTACTCTGAGTAAATCATAGCGCTTTGTTGCGGTTTTAAGAGTGTCGAAACTACCATAACAGTTGCAATCGCTCCTGATATATCTCCTGCTGATTTGCGTTTGATAATTCTCCAGCTAGAGTCATTGGTCTTTGCTGCGCAATTGTTCATCATCTGAACCCATTCTTCTTGGCCTGAGTGAACCATGCGCCTGTTATCAAGTGCATCTTTTAAGTCCGTACAAGCCGTGTAGAACTGGGCTCCAGAGATGTTGGTCATTACCTGCCCTGCGTTTGCTAGGCGGTCTGCAATCGACTGAGTGGCATAAGGGTCGTAGCAGATAGATCGTGGGCGGTACTGGTCAGCCCATGCCTTAATCTCTGCGGCTATCTTGAGTTCATCGACCGAAACATCCGAGCTCCATGTTTGCGCAAGACCAACTCCAACTCGACCATCTGGGAGAATCTGGCCAATAACCAGAGCCGCATTTCTACGAGATGGACTGACATCAAAGGCGAATACCGTGTAAGCACCGACTGAAAGCGCCATGTCAGAGTCACTACATTCTTCCAAGGAGCCATGAGTCCAAGGAGAGCTAAGAGAATCAATCCATTGGCAAAGGAGCTCCGTTCTGGTGTTTTCAATAGGGCTAGTTGCAACTGCTTCTTCAAGGGCTTCCTCTGTGATGGTATATCCGAGCGCAGGGTTAGCCTGAGCCCAACCGTGACGATCTGTCACCTTGCAATACTGTGGCGCTGAGTATTCGTAGAAGCCGAAAGACTTAGGCGGGTTCTCTAGCGCTCGCTCTCGCATGCCGTTGAGGACAAGGCTGAAAGCGTCACCTGCGTTACTTGTGAGAAGTGTCTGGCTATTCGGTCTAGCTCTTGTAGTTGGTATTGCAGCTCGATACCCTTCTTCAGTAATCTCTCGGAGTTCATCGATGTAGAGGAAATCTGCAGTTCTTCCTCGACTTCCATCTCTAGTTGCTGCGACAACATCAAGGCGCGCTCCGTTGAGCATCTCAATCGATTCAGTTCCGTTTGCGTGTCGAATCTGTTTAACGAATCCTTTGAGGTGGTCATTGTTCTCCAATACTCCAGCTATCTGCCGAAAGGTATCTAGTGCCATTGAGCGGTTCGATGACATGATCAGGACATTCTTTGACTCCCACTTGAGCAGGTGAGCCAAGATAAGCATACGAGCTAGGTGAGTCTTGCCGTTTTGCCTAGCAATTAATAGCAGGTTTGTCTTTCTTACCCACGCACCTGACTTGTCAACCGTAAGCATATCCTTGAGCACATGCTCCTGCCAAGGCAAGAGTGGCATGTCAATTATGGTGCATAAGTCTTTGACATCTTGGAGCTTGCTTTTGCCCTTTAAGGGGATGCTGGAGAGCCTTGGTTTCGTTGACCCCCTAATGGGTTTGGATCTTGTAGGACTCATCGGGTTAGTTTGGTTTAGGTTGGGTCATAAAAGGATTGTTTTGGGGTATCTCCGACTGCGTTGGGG